GACGCCGGCGGAATTGTCAGGATGCCCAACAACGCGCTTCCGGTCGGAAGGCAAATCTGCGGACGTGGTTGGGTTTGCCTCCTGTGGCAAGACGCTGGCCCGTCCGTCGACCCGGGCAAGTTCGATCGACATCCCGTCGAGCAGGTCGTGCAGAGTTGTGCCCGGATCACGCGGGAAGGCTTGTCCGGGCGGAAGCAGAGCTTTCAGCTGCTCCCTGTATTCAGCAGCTGTTGGCATTGCGCCTCCTACAGGCCGGAAAAGGTGAAGGTTCCAGGAACCGCCATGTGCCCAGCAGCGTGCGTTACGTCAGCCGTTGGGGCGTCGATCCTGTTGTTATCCTCGCCGGCGGCCAACGACACGGCCTCGCGTAACCGGCTGATCAGAATCAGACCGCCTGGCTCAGAGTCACGATCGATGAGGTCACCCACCTCGGCACGGACCGCGTTCTGAACGGCAGTGGTGTTCGGCGAAAGCTTGATGTTCATGTTCAGCAGATCTGGAATCGGCGCCACAACGAAGACCTCTGCTGTGACCGGCGAGCGCTCATTGATATACGCCTGGACCTCGGCGACCTTTGCTGGCGATGGGATGATGTCCTCATCCTCGTCGCACACGAACATCACCGTCACGGTGCCGACGCCCATCTGCAGCGGATAAACCCAAACGCGCGTAACACCAGCCACTTCCAGCGCCCACTGTTCGTAGTCAGACTTTGCCCCGCCGTGTGGGGGTTGTTGAATCCTCGCCAGCAATCGGGCCAGCAGTCTTTCGTCAGACTCGACGTCTACACCCCCCTCAAGCTTGGTAGTGGTCGCGCCTGTCGATTGAACGCCGTCGACAGGCGACAGCAAGAAGATTGGAAGGCCAGTGCCGAAATTGCCCTGCTCGCCAGCCTCCAGCGCCAAGACAGGAAAGCTCAGCGAGCCACCGCTGAAAGTCGAATCCGCGAGTGCCTTGTACTGCACCCTGTCCTGTCGCTGCACAATCGTGCCGGCGAGAACGGTTGAAGTAGCCGCGCCCGGGAAAGCCACCTGTCCACCAGCAAAGCCAGCGGTTTTGGGGATAATCTTCCAGATAGCCGCCCAGCGCCTCAGGTACTCGCCTGTCGATGTATCGATGATCGTTTGCTTGGCTATCCAGTCGAGGTAGCCGTACAGCAGGTGGACGGCGCCGGCCTCGGACTGGCCAACAACCCCAAGCAGGGATCGACGCAGCACCGCGCTGTCGACACCCGTCACCCGGCTGCTGATGTCCGTGATTACTCGGTTGATCAGCTCGGTTAATGTGGGTCTTGCAAATGGCGTCAGGCAGACCTCTTCGCGGCTTGTGCCGCCCATTCGTAGTTGAATCGATAGCGAACCGGCGAACCGGTTGGCCTGAAAATGTCGACCAGAATCAGCATCCATCCCTGGGCGATAAACTCGGCGGTGACTTCGACACGGGTCGCGACCAGGTCCTCAATCATCCAAGCCAGCGCCTCTCGGCAATACTGCTGGGCTCTGCCGAGTACTTGAGGCAGTTGTTTTTCGCGAGCAAGAAGCCAGAGCAGCGAACCAGTCTGATCGGACGGCGTGGCGTTGCTGATATCGCCCCAGTAGCCCCGCAGGTCGTCCTGCGGAAGCTCTACCGGGATCTGTTCAGGACTGGCGCGGCGATCGGTGAAGAGGCTGATGATTACGGCAGTTTCGAGTCCGTCGTCCCGAGCCAGATCGAAGCCGGACAAAACCAACGCTCCGCCGTTTTCGGTCATTACCATCGAGGCATCGGCCATCAGTTAGGTACTCCTGCGCCACCACTGGCATGTGTATGGGTGCTGTCGACGCGCTTGCCGTTGTTCGTGATCATTCCCGTGGAATCGATGTTCCCCAGGATTTTCATGTTGCCGATCAGCTCAAGGTCGCCTATCAGCTTGATCGTCGGCGCCACCACTTCGACGTGCTGAACGGCCGTAACCTTCACCATCT